CAGGAAATAATAACGACTTAACATCAAGTGGGCTTGGTGCAGACCATCAAGTTCTCGATAGTCCAACATTTGGGAGTTAAATAGAATGGCAAGTAGTGGAAATTTTTGTACTTTAAATCCTTTAGATAGTGGTGCTACTTTGATTAATGGTAATTTAACTATGTCGCACTCAACAAGTGCATTTAGAACAGCTTTTGGCACTTTGGGAGTATCTAGTGGTAAATGGTATTTTGAAAGTAGACAAATTAATACAACAAGTGGTAATGCTTTTCCTTTAGGTGTTCAAAGAATAAGTGAAGGACTTAATAATAAAGTATGGACAACTTATGTTGGTAATAGTTATAGCACTTATGGATATAGTTATTCTATGTATAGTAAAGGAAGTGGAGATACTTCTGAAAAAATACATAATAATAGTTTTGTATCTATGTCTGATATTACAGCAGGAGTTGAAGGTGATATATATCAAATAGCTTTAGATTTAGATAATAGTAAAATATGGTTTGGTAAAAATAATACATGGCATAATTCTGGAGACCCTGGAGGTAATTCAAATGAAACATATTCTTCTGTTCCTACTGGTACATGGTGTTCTGCAATATCAACACATTTAAATACTAATGATATTTTTACACATAATTATGGACAAGATTCTACATTTGGTGGAGTTCGTACAGCAGGAGGTAATGCAGATGGTAATGGCTTTGGTGATTTTGTATATGCACCACCAACAGGATTTTTAGCTATATGCACAGGTAATTTACCAATATCAGCAGACATAGACCCTGCACAGACTTCAGACGATATACCCCAAAAACAATTTAATGCTATTACTTGGACTGGTGATGGTACAACTGGTAGAGCAATTTCAGGTTTAGGATTTTCCCCTGACCTAATTTGGTTCAAGGATAGAACACAAGCATTTTCACATAGAATTTATGATACATCAAGAGGTATAGCATCTAATGGTGGTAAAAGATTATTTAGTAATACTACTGCTGCTGAAAATGACCAAACAAGTGGACAAGATATATCAGCAGTAGGAGCAGATGGTTTTACTTTAGGTGCTAGTGATGCAAACTATACTAACTATAATACTGATGAAAATGTTGCGTGGTGTTGGAGAGCTAATGGAGGAACAACTTCTTCAGATGATTCAGGAGATATTACAGTTACAAGACAAACAAATGATGCTTCAAAATTTAGTATATTAACTTATACAGGAAGTGGAACTGATGGGCAAACAGTAGCACATGGTCTAGGAGTAGAACCAGATTTTATAATTGCAACTCCTAGAAATAGTGCAGGTTCAAATAGAGTAGTTTGGATAAGAGGTTTTACTTTAAATGGAAGTAGTAGTGAATTTTTAAAATTAAATACTAATGATGCAGTTGCACAATCTGGTCAAATTATAACTGTAAGTTCAAGCACAATAGGAGTAGGTGGTAATGCTAATTTAAGTGGTAAAGATCAACTTTTATATGCGTGGGCAAGTGTGGAAGGATTTAGTTCATTTGGAAAATGGGTTGGAAATGGTCAATCTTCAGGTGCTGTGATTCAAATAGGTTTCAAACCAAGATTAATATTTATAAAAGGAGATAATAGTGGTGACTGGGTTGTGATAGACACAGCAAGAGCCACAGTTAATACCACAAATAATGCGTTAACTTGGAATTTAGCTAATTCAGAACAAACAAGTAATAGAGAAATAGATATTTTATCTAATGGCTTTAGAATTTTGACTAGCAATTCAAATTTAAATAGTGATGGTACAACTTACTACTATGGAGCATGGGGTGATCCATTTAAATATGGAAATACTTTTCCATAATAAAAATATAACAATACTTTTTAGGAGGTAAAATAATATGTGGGGTTTAGTAAAAGATAATAAAGTTGAGGAGATAATAAGATTTCCCAAAACAATGGTAATAGATGATATAAAACACCCAAGAGCAATATTTAACACTTGGACTTGGGAACAATTAAACACAATAGGAATTTACGAAGTTGTAGATAGTGGTAAAAAAGCAGATAATAGATTTGAATATCAATCACAAGCTGAATACAGCTACAGCAGTAAGAATAAAAATATTACTACCAGCTACACAATTACAGAAAAAGCATTAGATGATAGTGAAGCTAAAGATCAAGATGGCAAAAATATTTTAGATAATGATGGTAACAAATTAATTAACTATGGTTTAAAAACACAAGCTATAGAGCAAACTAAAAGAACAGCAAATAACCTTATAAGTCGTTTTAATTGGCTAGTAGAACGATCAATATATGATAGTAGTAAAACTATACCAGATGCAGTTAAAACTTATGTAGCGTCTATCAGAGCCGATTCTGATGCGATTGAAACAGCAGTTAAAGGTGTAACAACAATGAAAAAATTTAAAGCATTGTATGATGACGAATACAACGAAGATGGAACAATTAAAACCCAGAACAGAATGGGAAGGTGGACAAATGATAAAACAGTTAAAGAATATCTTAGGTAAAATTAAAAATTTATTTAAAAGAAAAAAGAAAAAAAGAGGTAGACCAGCAAAGTTTAGGAGTTTCTAGTGACCATAGATCCTTTTTTAGTTTGGAATATAGTATTGTCTTTTATAGTAGTACCTTTTGGGTGGGCATTTGGAAAAATGTTTGCAGAGGTTAAAAGATTGCAAATTTTATTAAACAGAACTAGAGAAGATTATGCAACAAAGCTAGAACTTAAAAATGAAACAAAGGAGATCAAAGAACTGGTTATTCGCATAGAGCAAAAGCTAGACCGATTTATTGAAAAGAATAATGGTTGAACCAGTATCAGCGATTCTGACGGGAATTGCATTAGTTAAGAAAAGTGTCGATTTTGTTAAAAGTAATATCAGCACAGCACAAGATATTGGCGACTTAGTAAGTCATGTTGATAATGCTTTAAATGGGCAACAACAAGCAATTAAAGAAAGAGAAAAAAAAGGTGCTGATCCTTTTGCTGTAGAGAATGTTGCTCAAGAAGTAATAGATGTGAAACTAGCCGAAGAAAGGCTGTATGAAATGAAACAGCTAATAGAGGCTAGATTTGGTTATGGGACATGGAGCCTAATATTAGAAGAACGCAAGAAAAGAATAGATGCAAAGAAAGAAGCAATTAAAAAAGAAAAAGCAAAAAAATTAAAAAAACAGCAAGAAATAGAAGAATATATAAAATACGGATTTATAATAGTAGCAGTAATTTTATTTATGGGAGTTGCTGTTGGCGTTACTTTAAAATTTTTTGTATCAGTTTCACAACCTATACACGCACATGAAATGCAATATGATGATGGCAGTTGTCTTGTCTACAATCCTAAGTGGTGGTTAATGTGTTTAAATGAAGGACGAGAAATAACTGATACTGAATTATATTTAGATTATAAGCAAAAACAAAATAACTGGATAATAGAAAAAGATTGAATAGAAATAATATATTTATATAATATTTGTGAGGGAAACCTCGTTTTTTCGTTTTTTGAAAAATAGGGGTTATGTTTAAAAATCTGGTATTAAAAAAATGTAACCCCTAGTAATAATAGGCAAAAACAAAATGAATTTAGAAATATTAAAAGAAGAAATAAAGAAAGAAGAGGGTGTGGTATATAAAATATATAATGATCATTTAGGGTATAAAACTTTTGGTATAGGTCATTTGTGCAAACCAACTGATCCGGAGAATGATATGGAAGTAGGAACTGAAGTATCAGAAGAAAGAGTAAATGAATGTTTTGAAAATGATTTAGATATAGCTTTAGGAGATGCTCAAGTTTTTTGCAAAGATATGGACATAGATGAAAACGCACAAGAGTGTATTGTTCACATGGTCTTTCAATTAGGATTAACTAGATTAAATAAATTTGTAAAATTTAAAAAAGCATTACAAGAAAACAATATTCAAGAAGCTATGAATCAAATGAAAGATAGCAAGTGGTATAATCAGACAACTAATAGAGCAAATAGACTAATAGAAAAAATGGGTAAAAGTATATCGAAAGAAAACACATAGGTAAAAGAAATGGCAATAACATCTTTAATAGCACCAGCTACAAAACTGATATCTAAATTTGTAAAAGATAAAGATTTACAACAAAAATTGAGCCACGAAATATCTACTATGGCTGAAAAACATGCACAACAATTAGCACTAGCACAAATTAAACTTAATACCGAAGAAGCTAAAGGGAACTGGTTTCAGTCGTCTTGGCGACCTTTAATTGGCTGGATAGCTGGTTTTTCTTTAGGTATAAATTATCTTATTTCACCTATATGTGCTGGATTTGGAATAACAATACCCCAAGCAGATATGTCAATTATGATGCCATTATTATTAGGTATGCTAGGCATAGGGGGTTTAAGAACATTTGAGAAATATAAAAAAGTAGACACTAAAGGAAGTGTAGGTAAAAAATAGAAAAAGAAAAAAATGAAACACAAGATATATATACAGATGAGAAACTATTAGGAACAGATAATGCGTGGAGTGATAAAGATAAAGTAGATA